ATCTCTACCCATTAGCAAGTACTTAGTAACTCCAGCACCATTTGGATATAACTCTATAACGTAGTGCGCTCTACCTCTATTAAGAAGTTTTATTTCTTCTTGTGTCGCTACATCTAAAACTTGAAAAGTTACATTTAAAGTACTTTCGTAAAAAGTAGTACCATTCTCTCTTGATGAGTTTACTACTGTTTCTAAAGATGATTGCCCACCTTTTACTTCAAACTTAAAAAACTCAGCAGAGTTATCAGTAGGTAAAGTAATAGTACCACTTGAATCTGCCAAAGAAGCTACAATAGGACTATAATCTAAGATGTAAATATTTTTAATTCCAGCAAAGGCAGTCTTACATCCAACCCCTCTACCTTTTGTTATTGCACAAGCCATATTATTTGTTTTAATAAAAAAGGGTAGGCAGTTTTGCCCACCCTCTTTATGTTAGTTAATTTAATTTATTAATCGTAAAGAACTACGTCAGCACCAACACCGATTTGTACACCAGCAGTATATCGCATTACGATACGCACATTCATACTTCCATCGTTCTCAGCCATATCAATAACTCTTACTTCGTTTCTGTCATCTAATAGACCTGTTCCGAAGAATAAGTTAGAAGTTCTCGCTGCGATTGCACAGTTATCTCTTAAACCACTTGTTGGATATAAATCAACACCATCAAAAGATGTTGCACCACCTTGATACCACATATGAGATTGTGCATCTACACCAGAGTTAGTAGCAGCAAATCCACCTAAAGCTCTTACATAAGCCTTAAAGATATTTTGTGATACATATATTTTTAAATCCTCAGCACCATATACTCCAGATGGAATAGCATCAACGATTTTTCCAAGCTCAGTAACAACATTTCCAGAATTTACTGTAGTTCCTGTTACATCATTTACAGTACCATCAGCTAAAGCTAAAGCTCTAAACCCATCAAAATTGTCAGCACCAGCAGCACCATCCCAAATTGAAGTTTCAGTAGCAGAAGCAACCTCAGCAGCAACTCTTGAAATTACGAAATCACTAAATAGTGGAGGTAAGTTATCAAATGCAGAATATCCCATTTGAGCAGCTTCCCAATCAGAATGTAGTGTTTTCTTGCAAATGTCAAGGTTTACTTGTAACTCTTTTGGAGTAAGTACCTTTTCAGTTAAAGCCAAACTTGAAGTAGATGTATCGAAATCACAACTTGCACCTTTAATTAAGTTTGAAAAAGCACCTACTTTCATAGCAGCTTTGTATTTGATGTTAGGTAATACTGTAATAGCACCATCATCGATTGTTTTCGCAGCTAATAAACTTGCAGCTATATATTTTCCAGCAAATTCTCCAGCATACGAACTTGTAATTGTTACACTCATTTGTTTAAATTTTAGTTATTAATATTAATTATTCTTTGCATTACTCTATCAGCTATACTTGGTTTTCTGTTTTTACCAAATTTATAGCCATCATTATTTTTTGTATTAGCCTCTGGATTTGCAACGATAGGCTCAGCAGATGGTTTGTTAAGTTCTTGTTGTACTTCCTCTGGTACTTCGCTTAACTCAACCTTGTCGTGTTTGCATAGTTCCTCAGTCATAAGATTTCCTAACTCATCAGCATTTAGTTCCTCGCTCATTTCTTCCTTAGGCTCTAACATAGCTTTGATTTCTTCAATCATTTCTTTAACCTCAGCTAATTCTTCTTTAGTAGCATATCCCATTTTTTCTTCTTCTTCTTCTTTTGCTTCTACTTCCTCAACTTCTTCTTCTTCTCCAGTTTTGATTTCAGCAATAAGACCTTCTTCTGCTACTACTAAAATACGACCATCTTCCATTTCGTATTCTCCTACTGGTACAGCTACTTTCTCATCTTCTGTTACGATAAAGATTTCATTACCAGCTTCAAACGCTTCTGCTTCAAGAACAGTTCCGTTTTCTAACGTTTGTTGTTCTAACTTAACTTCTTCGGATAAGTTTAGAACTTCTTTGATTTTACTAATCATATCATTCGTGTTCATATTAATATATAAGTGTTAAAAATTAATTTTGCATTTTTATTTAAGCTTTCTTTTGTATTATAAACCATTCAGTTCCATCACTCCATACCTTAATTCCCTCATAAGATTTATTAATTTCATAATAATTTGTACTGCCATCTAAATTCTGACCTGTTGCTGGTTTTAAATAAACCCTTGTATTAGTGCTAAAAGTACTATCGCTAATAAATCTCATTGCTCTATTAGTATTGTTTGCAGATGTACAATCTGGTAAAGTCATAGTCATATTTCCAGCACCACCAGACCAACTTAGTTTTATTATTTCAGAATTATGAAATGTTGAACTATCTAAATCTACATTATTAGTAGCACTTACTGTAATACTTGTAGGTGCTAAATAGTTTACAATTTCTTTTTGTAAATTAGAGAATAATATTTTTTTTGTTTCTCCACTATCTACTACAACAAACTCATCATTATTTGTTAGGTCTGTAATAGCATTTAATTGTGATATTTTTTTATCTGACATTATAAAATTATTTTTCCGTTATTTTCTTGAAGTAAGTTAAATGTGTTTTCTTGTAACAAATAATAAGATTGTCTTGATGTACTACCTATACCTTGCGCTCTAAGGCTACCATCACAACACTTAGTAGAATAAGTATTATCCTCACATAAGCAACCTCTACGACCACCTTTAGGACTTGTTTTACTTGGTGTTTTAAATCTTTTTCTCATCCTTGACCTCTATATAGTTTCTTATAGTTCTTACTTGACTTTAATTTACTTGTTTTGCTTTTAGCGTGTACTCCTTTACGTCTTATTTTCTTTTTCTCTATTTGTATCGCTACCTTACGCATTTAAGATATATTTATTCTTAAGCCTTTTTGTATTGCAGAATAATTACCACTTAATATATCTCCAGCAATTCTTTCCCATTCTTTACCAATAGGTGTTTGTTCAAATCTCAAACCTAATTCTTTAGCTTGTCTATTACCCTCTTTTTCCTGTTCGTCTAATTCTTTTTGAAATCTATCAAATAGCCTTTCAAGTTCTTTTGCTTCTTGCTTTATATCTCCAGCCATACTATCTAAAGCCTTAAATTTATTATTATATGTTTTAAACTTTGATTTTAAAGTAGATGAATACTGTTTTAAACCACCTAAGTCTAAAGCTAACTCTACTTTCTGTGGCTCTTGCTTTGCTAAATACTCGTTAATTAATTTTAGTGCTTTTTCTCTATTTGTCATTTTATTTTATTTTATAGGTATACAATTTGGTACTAATCTACCATTTTTCATTTTCATTCCGTATTGCTCATATCCAGCTTGACAAGGTTTTTTAAGGTTGTGTTGTTCACAAGGCATATACCAAGTCTTACCCTCAAACTCGTGTTCGTGGTATTTATCACATCCTATATCTTGTGCAGCTTTTATAGCAAGTTCTTTAGTTGCATAAGCTAATCTATCATCAATAATAGCCATAGTATCACTAACAACTTCACTTGCTAACTCTAATACACCTAATTCTTTTAGTTTGCTCTCTGCCCAACGTTTTCCAGCTTTACCACCCCATAGTAAATATGAAATAGTACCACAAGCCTTAGTATCTCCCTCATCATAGTATTCCTCTGCTCTTGATAAATAAGAATACATACGTTTTATAGTTTCTTCACTTATCGCTTTACCTTGTGCTAATTGTTGCGCTCTTACTTTTCCTACTTGTGTCGCACACTTATTATTGACTTTCTCGTTTAACTCTAAGCCTCTCTTTGCATTATTTTTAACACCACTTGGATAATCAGAGTAACTTTCTAAAGTAGTCTTTTTACCACCCTTATATCTTTTGTCATTTTTTATAATAGCCTTTACTTGACCTAACAAGTACTCTGCTTCTTCTTGGTCTATCTCTTGTAGAACTTTATCACTACTAAAATCTTTGATAGCCTCTTTTGGTCTTTCCATCTTATCAGCGAAGTAACCCTCTATAGAAAAGCCTTTTACTTTTCCTGTCTTAACAAACTC